ATAATTCTAAGTATTATGTTGAAAATAGTTTTATTTCAATGAGAAATTTTTCGGAAATATTTTGGAATAATAAATTTATCATATATACTACTTCCTTAGAATTAGCAGATAAATTTCAAAATAAAAATAGAAAGGAATTATTTAACGGTACAGCAAACTTAGGAGATGATCTGCAGTTTCACGAGAATAAAGAAACACAGAAAGGACTTTCTTTAAATATTGATTTATCTAAACCTAACAGTCCGTTTTTAAATTTACCTTATAAGGAATATCAAGAACTAAAATCATATGCAAATTTTTTGAAAGATCCTATAAACGACGACCCAGATCAACAAAAACAACTTTTCTTTCCCTCTAATATTGAATATGCAAGAATAGAGGAATGTGATAGTTTTAATGATATAGTAAAAAAACATAATTTTAAAGGTTTTTGTATTTATTTTAATTCTAAAAAAGTAAAAACTTTTAACAGAGATTTTATTGAATTACTATATTATATAAATTCAACAGTAGCTTTAAGCAGTAACAAAGAAAAAACAATAGCTATTTTAAACTGCGAACATGAGTACTGGAAGACAGGAGAAAATTTTAACCAGTGGATTATAGAAGAAACATTTTATAGTTAATATGGAAACAATAGGCTTTTTAACACCGTACAGACATTTACCTAAATTTAGGAAAATAGTATCTAATAATTTTAAATGCTTAGATTTATCAGATCTAACTAATAAAGAACAACAGCAATTATTTAAGGAATGCGATTATTTATTTGCTGCTCCAAATTACTTAAATTATATTATTACAGATAAAATGCTGAAAGGTACTAAAGTATCAAAAATTATTACACCCTCAACTGGCTTAAATCATATACAAGCACAATCAGTAGATATCATTCATATAAAAAATGACCCTGTATTAAAAAATATTTGGTCAACAGCTGAACATAATTTATATTTAATGTTAAAACTCCCTCGTCAAACAAACAATATAGTTGAACTTCATTCTAAGAATTTAGGTATATTAGGACATGGGAGATTAGGTAGTATGGTAAAAAGATTAGCAAGACCTTTATTCAATAAAGTATATGTTATGGATAAGAATCATAATAAACCAGAGTTTTTTAAAAATATTGATTTTTTAAGTATAAACATAGATTTAAATGATGATAACATAAAGTTAATTGGAAGGAAATTTATTAAAAAGTTTTCTAAAAAACTATTTATAGTAAACACCAGTAGAGGTGAAGTTGTTGATGAAAAAGAAATTTTAGAGTTATTGAAAAATAAACAAATATTAGGATATGCAACAGATGTTATACAAGAAGAACATACTAATGAATCTTCTATTCTGAAAAAAACTAGATTAGATAATTTAACAATAACTCCTCATATAGGAGGTACAGCTTTAGAATCTCAAGAAAAAGCTTATAATAGAGTAATTGAAAAATTAAAATATTATGAAGAAATATAGTCACGTTTTAGCTAGCGGTTGTAGTTTTACTGTAGGAGCAAATATAGTAGATAAAAACGAAGATGCTGTAACTACTCAAAAAAAGTATAGAGCTTCATCATTAGTAGCAAAACATTTAAATATTCCGGAAGTAAACGTTGCTAGACCTGGGGGTTCTAATGAAAGTATTATAAGAAAAGCTTTTGAATGGATAGAAGAAAACCCATCTAGTAATCCACTAGTACTTATAGGTCTTTCAGGTCTTACTAGGATGGAAATATGGAGTGAACATGATCAATTGTTTTATGATATACATCCTTTTGATTTCCCTGCTGCTAAACCTTGGGAGAGTCCTATAGCTAAAAAAAGAGCTAAAAAATTATTAGGAGATGAATCATTAAGTAAAGAATTATATACATGGGCAAAAACATATACTCAAAATTTTTATAATACAAAAGTTGAAGAAAAAAAATTGAGAAGAAAAATTAAACTTTTCGATAGCTACTTAAAACTAAAAAATATAGATTATTTTATATGGAATTCAATAGAAGATAATTTAGGAGAATTAAAAAATGAATTACCGTTTATTTCTTTCGGTATAAATTCAGCAGAGTATGGTAACGAATCAAATTTAAAATATAACGTAAATGATAAACAGGGTGAGTTTAAAACCCCTGAAGACTGCTGGTATCATTATATTAGAAAATTGCATGCAGAAAAATACCCAGATTTTAATGATACATCGAAAAGGAGTAATTATCCACCGTATGGAGAATATTTTTGCGGAGGACATCCATCACCAGGTTCAAATAAAATTTTGTTTGAGCTAATAAAAAATAGATTATGACAGATCAAGAATTTGTAAATTATTTAGAATCATCACCTAACAGTGAATGGTATAAAGTACTATCATGTAGGGATGGTAAGTACTTAGGAGCAATGAAGTACATTATAGAAAATAAACCTAAGTTTACATTAGAATATGGAGGAGGGAGAAGTACTTATGTACTTACTTTATTAATTAATGAATTAAATTATGGCGGTAAAATAATTGGAATTGAAGAGGTAAAAGAATGGTGGGATCATCATAATGAAGATGGAAGTAATGAATTTAACAATATTATATTAGTAGGAGATAGTATAATAGAAGACGATAAGTTTACTTATGTTCACGATCTAGAATCTTATAAAGATGTAGATTTTGTAATATTAGACGGCCCTGATTATAGGGCGTATGGGGATAGACTTGGGGTAACGTTAAATTTAAAGCTACTTGTAGATTATATAGGAAAAGAAATACCTTATTTTATAGATGGAAGACAAGGGTGTGTTAAGTATTATAAAAAATTAGGATACACATCTGAAATACCTGATATAAAAAATGACGGATTAAGATTAAGCCCACTATAAAATGAAAATAATATCAGAACTTTGTCAAAACCATAACGGAGATAGGTCTATTCTTGAGTCTATGATAGAGTATGCCGCTTGTGATAGTGATATACTAAAAATACAGTCTATTAAAGCAGACACGCTTACCAAAAGAAAAGAATATGAAGATTTTAGACCTTATAAAGGTGAGTTTAATAGATTAAAAAGTATAGAGTTATCATGGGAAGATGAAAAATTCTTTATTGAAAAATGTAAAGAGCATGATGTTGAATCTATGACTACATTATTTACTCCTAAACATATAGACTATTTTAATTCCTTAGGGTACGATAATTTAAAACTATCAGGATACTCTATACCAGCGTTTGATTACGGTAAAAAATTATCCGATCTAAATTTTAAAACATTATACTTTTCAGCTTCTAGTTTATCTCTTAACGAATTATCTAAAACTATAAATAATTTAAAAAAAATGGAGATAGATTTTTGTTTACTAGGGTGTACTTGTGTTTATCCTACTCCTCTTGAAAAAGCGAATTTGCAAAATATAGATTTTTATAAGTATTATTTTAGTTTAGATAAAATAGGATATAGTGATCATTCTAATCCTTATGAAGATAATTTACTTACTCCTAAATTAGCTATATTTCAAGGTATAGACGTATTAGAAAGGCATTTTACGATTTTAAAAATAGATGAAACCAGAGACGGTAAAGTATCTATGACCCCAGACATGTTATCTGAATTAAGAAGATTTAGTAATTTAACTATTTCAGAACAATATAACGAATTAAACGAATTTAACAAACAACAAATTTTTAATCACAAATATTATAGAGGTAGATTTCAATGAAAGTAAGTTTTATATTAGTATATTCAAGTATTAAGAACATGATTCTTATGGATCCAAAATCATGGAGTTCTAAAGATAGGTACTATGATAAAACTATCCTAGAATTCACTAAGAAAATACTTAAACAAATAGATTCATTAGATATCAATAAAGAAGTAATATTATTAGATAATTCTGGAGATTTTCCAAAGGAATTTTCTTTACCTTCCTTAAAAGTAGTGCCTAGTATAGGAGCATGGAATGATAAAGAAATAGAAGATAATAAATATTTATTTAGTAATATAAAAGATAGAATAGGCCTATACGATAGAGGTATAGGAATAAAAGGATCTAATCAAGCTGAAATCACAGCTTTAGGGTTTGAACACGGGTTAGCAGTAGCAACAGGAGATTACTTTATTTTGCAACATAATGATACATTATACTTAGATGAGTATTATAAGACGGAAAAATTGATAAAAGATGCAGTAACTACTCTAGAAGAAAATAATTATGAATATATAACTATAGATAAAAAACCTCTAAAAGATGCAACCTTCAAAGGAATGAATTATTTTGCTGATTGCTATTGGTTTTTATGCAGAAAAGATTTTTATACTAAACATAATATATGGGTAGATTGGTGTAGAGGTGATAATAATCATCTTGCAACTATTACTTGTAATGATAAAAATTTAAAATACCTACACCTACCAGGATTTTATGAAACTTTTGAACATAGTAAGGATTACTATAAAGAACAATACCCTGATTTAGTAGGGAATGTTCATTTTTTTAATAATATTCCTTTTATGACTCACATGAAAGGAGGTACAGGACTAAAAAGATATGATATTACTGACAGGGGGAGATAGTTGGACTCAAGGAGATAATCCTTCACAAAAATTAAACTGGGAAGCCAAGAAGAATCTTGACTGGTATGATATAGTACCGCATTTTGGTAACCCACTCCATTCACCTACAAATATAGTAGATAACACAGGGTATAAAGATACTAAACTTTTATATAAATTTTATGATAGTGAAGTTTGGCCAAAAGTACTAGGAAGAAACTTAAATTTACATACATGGAACTGCGGTAGGTTAGGAGCTGATAATAGGAAAATATGTGAAACCACTATCTACTCTATAAAATATTTACAAGATTTAGGGCATAGTGATATTTTTGTAGTGGTAGGCTGGTCGTCGATGTTTAGACAAAAAATATTTATAAGAAAAGATAAAAAGTTTATACATACTGATACTATGAGACCTCTTTCGATGAATAAAGATATGATTATAAAAGATAATATTTTTACTTCACATTTTCTTCACGATATATTATACCTTCAGTCTTTTTTAGAAAATAATAACATTAAATACTTATTTTTTAACGCATTCGATTATGTTATACCTAAAGAGGATAAAGCAGCAGATTATATTAATCTTAATAACTGGGTTCATAACTCATTAGAAGAAGGTCATATGAAAGAATATTTGTTAAAAAAATATAATTTAGAAACATGGGGTGATGGTAAAATATTTGTAGGATGCCATCCTAGTGATGTGGGTCATATCGATTGGGGTAATTATTTAACTGAATATATAAAAAGCAATAATGTTGTATAATTACAATAAATTTCTTATCTTTATAATATGACCACTATAAAATTAATTATTTTCGATTTAGACGGGGTTTTAGTTGAAGCTAAAAATATACATTTTGATGCTTTAAACGAAGCTCTATCTGAAGTAAACGCTGGTTATAAGATAATGTGGAATGAGCATTTAAATAAGTACGATGGGTTAAAAACATATCAAAAATTAGACTTATTAACTAAAGATAAAGGGTTACCTGCTGAAATACATAATCAAGTATGGGAAAGAAAACAACAATTAACTCTTAATAAATTAACTAATTTAAAACATAATAAGGAACTAGTAAAAACGTTTAAAGAACTACATAGCCAGGGAATAAAATTAGCAGTATGCTCTAATTCAATACGTAGAACCTGCCTTACAGTTTTATCTAAATTAGGATTGATAGAATTTTTAGATCTTATTATATCTAACGAAGATGTAAAAAATGGTAAACCACATCCAGAAATGTATTGGAAAGCAATATCAATGATGAGCTGTTTACCTGAAGAAACTTTAATAGTTGAAGACTCACCTTATGGATTACTTGCAGCATCACGTTCTAAATCACATATTTTAAGAGTTAAAAATACAAAAGAAACAACATTAATAAACATACATAATAAATTAAATCAAATACAAATGGGAGAACAACAATCAACACCAGCATGGAGAGATGAAAAACTTACTGTATTAATTCCTATGGCAGGAGCTGGAAGTAGATTTCAGCAAGCAGGATATACATTTCCTAAACCATTAATTGATGTTAAAGGCAAACCTATGATACAAATCGTAGTTGATAACCTAAACATAAAAGCTAACTATGTCTACGTTGTACAAAAAGAACATAGAGAAAAATATAATTTAGATACTTTATTAAACCTATTAACACCTGGTTGTAAAATTGTTGAAGTAAATAGTTTAACCGAAGGTGCAGCATGTACTGCACTATTAGCTAAAGAATATATAGATAATGATAATCCACTATTTTTTGCAAACTCAGATCAATATGCTGAATGGGATTCAAATGAATTCTTATATAAGATGAATGAAACTGATGCAGATGGAGGAATAGTATCTTTCAAAGGAACACACCCTAAATATAGTTTTGCTAAAATAAATGATAAAGGACTAGTAACTGAAGTAGCAGAAAAAGATCCAATCTCAGATATAGCTACTGTGGGATATTACTATTGGAAAAAAGGTTCTGATTTTGTAAAATATGCAGAACAAATGATTGATAAAAATTTAAGAGTAAATAATGAGTTTTATGTATGTCCTGTATTTAATGAAGCAGTTAAAGATGGAAAAGAAATTCGTACTTTCGATATTCCTAAAATGTGGTGCCTAGGTACACCTGAAGATTTGAAATACTATTTAGAAAACTTTAAGTAATGAAAATAGCAGTTTTTGGTTTTGGATTATATAGACAATTCGAAGAAGTAGCTCCCACTTGGCAAGATACATACGGTAAATATAATCCAGATTACTATATTACAACATGGGATACTAGTAGAGAAAAAGGATTAGATGTATCTGACAATCCTTATGATATCTTACATATACCGACAACTGAAAAAATTAAACAATTTTTACCTAATGCTACTGTTTGTATTGTAAATAACACTAAAAGCATCGCTGTAGGTTCAAGACCTTGGTATCAGTTAAAATTATGTGCTACTAATTTAATAAGTAGTAATAAACACTACGACCTTATAGTAGTTAAAAGGTTAGATTCTATAGAATATTTTGACTACAATATATTTGAAAATATTAACCCTAATGCTATATACTCTAAAACAGGGTTTAAAAATAAAGAATATGATTTTTTTGATCCATTATGGTATGGGTGTAAAGAACCAATGCTTAAGTTTATAAATGAATTTGCAGAAAGTAAATACTTTTTTGATGGAATAAATTGCCATAAAGACCCTGATAAATTTTTATATGAAAATAAATACGAACAAGAAAAATTTCCTGGTTATGTAAATCATCAAATAATTAGAGTTAATATGAGACACCTATTTAAAGAATATACTCCATTAACATCTAAATTTTTCAGAGATTTTAAAAAAGATTTTAGTACTCTTACCGATGAATGGGATAATAATATGAGTCGTAAACGAGAATTATGAAAGTAGCTGTAATTATAAATGGAAGTGGAAGGTATATAGATCACAATGGTAAAATATTTGCTGAATGGGATAATCTATATAATGATATAGACTTTGATTATTATGTAGCAACTTGGGAAGATGAAATAGATTATAGTAAATTAAAATGGATTACTAAATATGAAAGATTAAAAGAAGAAGATAGTAAATATTTCGATTTAGTAAATTACACACAAACATTAGGGCATCAACCACATTTTATGTACTCTTTATTTAGAGTTAATCATTTACGTAATCAATCAAATATCAAATACGATGCTGTTCTACAGCTGCGAACAGATCTGGTGCTTTGTAGAGAAATCTTAGACGGTATAGTAAATCAACTTAGAAAAGGAGAAGTAAAAGATAATTTAATGTTCAGTAGCGGTACGTTAGAAATTTTTAAAGATTACTTCTGGTGTCAAGATTATTATATGTTAGGTACTCCAAAAACTATGGATAAATATAGTATGATGTGGTTAAATTATTTTTTAGATAAAACTTCATATTTTTATCAAAATAGAGCTGAATTAATTTTAAATCATAGATTCTCAGCTGAATTTTTAATTAGAAATAATATACCTATAAAAAGTATTAGCACACCATCAACTCCATTTTTAATAAGAATGCCCTTCCAATTTGAAGATAAAGATTATCACTCTTCAGCAGGGTGGGATAAAAAACATCCTTCTATTAATCAATTACGTTTATTATTAGAAGAAAAAGGACCTAACTATATTATGAATAGAAGTTATAATTATTTAAAAAACTATTTTGCCAATACCGATAAAGGTGAAGTTGAAAGCACAGTAATAAAAGGACATAAATATAACGAAATAGAAATACCAGAATATAATAATAGGTATTCAAAAGGAAAACAATTTAAATAAAATGGCTAAAAAAGTAAAAAAAGTAGATAAAAACGAATTAGAACAACTGCAAAGTATTAAAGTAAATAAACAGAACCTACTAATAGAGTTAGGTGAAATCAAGCTTTTAGAAATACAACTAGCAGAAAGATTAGATAGAGCTAAAGAAAATAAGCTAAGGATTGAAAATTTTGAACTATCTTTACATAATTCTATTAATCAAAAATACGGTGATGTCAATATAGATATTAAGACAGGAAATATTACTTAAAATTCTTGGGTGGTTTACCTTCTATTTCTCTATTTATAAATGTAATCCAACTTACTATCTTATAGATGGGTTTGGATAAATGAACGATATTTATATAAAAACACGACTTAAAATAACATCAACATGGCAGAAACTATAATCTCACCTGGTGTACTCGCAAGAGAAAATGACGTATCATTTATCTCACCTGCACCCCAAGAAGTTGGCGCAGCTTTTATTGGGCCTACTGTTACTGGACCAATTGAGAATCCTACTATTGTAACTTCTTTTGGAGAGTATTCAAGAAAGTTTGGTAGAACATTCATTTCAGGTTCTACTAACGTAGAGTACTTAACTTCATTAGCTGTAAAAAATTATTTCGATCAAGGCGGAAACACAGCTCTAATTACTAGAGTAGTATCTGGTTCTGCAGGTTGGACAGCAGCGGATTCAACTCCTATTTCTGGATCAACTGGAAAAGCAACTACTGAAATCTTTACTCTACAAACTATTGGTAAAGGAATAGTATACAATAACGTAACAGCTTCAGACCATTATACAAGCGCAGATGAACTAAGCAACGGTTCTCTTAAGAGTGGATCAGCAGACAATATTAGATGGGAAATAAGTAACTTAGATACTTCAAAAGGTACATTCTCATTATTAGTAAGAAGAGGTGATGACAATCACAAAAACAAAATTATATTAGAAACGTTTAATAACTTAAGTTTAGATCCTAATGACGATAGATATATTGCAAAGCAAATTGGGGATCAGAGAGTAACTAAAGCAACAGACGGAGAAAATACTTACGTAACTAGTGTAGGAGAATATCCAAACAGATCTAACTACATTAGAGTATCAGAAGTAAAAGTACAAACATCAAACTACTTAGGTACAGACGGTATCACAGTAAACGTAGATTCAGGCGGAGTTAGCTATTCAGCTTCTATTCCTGCTGCTGCATCTGGTGCATTTGGTGGAGCTGCTGGTACTAATATTACTAACAATGCTAAATTCTTTAAAGATATTAATAATGATGTAGCAGGTATTCAAGGATTAATCGGAAGTGATTATAATGATGCAATTACTATTTTAGAGAATAAAGATGAGTGGAAGTTTAACATTATTTCTGCTCCTGGTTTAATACATGCATTTGCAGCTAACGGTGCTACTCAAACAGATAATATTATATCGTTAGCAGAAACTAGAGGAGACTGTATAGCAGTAGTAGATTTAGTAGCGCACGGTACTGGAGCTATAACAACAGTAACTGCAGAAGCAGCAGAAGTAAATAGTTCTTACGCTGCAACATACTGGCCTTGGGTACAAGTAGGATCAGCAACAGGTAAAAACGTTTACGTTCCTGCATCAACAGTAGTACCTGGAGTATATGCATTCACAGATGGAGCTAACGCACCATGGTTTGCACCTGCAGGATTAGTAAGAGGAGGAGTACCTTCAGTATTACAATCAGAAAGAAAACTAACAAGATCTGAAAGAGATACTTTATATAGTGGTAATGTTAACCCAATAGCAACATTCCCTGGACAAGGAATAGCAATATTTGGTCAGAAGACTTTACAAAAAGCAGCTTCTGCATTAGATAGAGTAAACGTACGTAGATTATTGATAGAACTTAAGAAGTTCGTAAGTGATCAAGCAAATACATTAGTATTTGATCAAAATACGATAGCAACTAGAAATAGATTCTTATCAGCTGTAAATCCATTCTTAGAATCAGTGGTACAGAGACAAGGATTATTTTCATTTAGAGTTGTAATGGACGATTCCAACAATACAGCAGATGTAATCGATAGAAATCAATTAATTGGACAGATATTTGTTCAACCAGCAAAAACAGCTGAATTTATTGTTCTAGACTTTACATTAGAACCAACAGGAGCAACATTTGGAGGATAAATTTTAATTTTAGATATTTATAATAAAAAAAAGACATGGCAATATTAGATACTAACGAAATAATGTTTAGAGCCTTTGAACCAAAGGTACAGAACAGATTCTTCATGGTAATCGATGGGATCGAGTCATTTATGATTAAGAACGTGACGGCACCTTCTTTTTCAGATGAGCCTATCAAACTAGATCATATTAACTCTTATAGAAAAATAAGAGGTAAGAGAGAATGGCAAGATATGGATATGACATTATATGATCCAATCACACCATCAGGAGCTCAAGCTTGTATGGAATGGGCAAGATTATCATACGAATCAGTAACAGGAAGAGCAGGTTACTCTGACTTTTACAAAAAAGATATAACACTTAATGTTTTAGGTCCTGTAGGAGATATAGTTTCTGAATGGATAATTAAAGGAGCAATGATTACAAGTTTTGCTCAAGGTAGTTTTGATTGGACTAGTTCAGAGCCAACAGAAGTTACACTTACAGTAGCCATGGATTATTGTGTACTTAACTACTAAACATTAATAATTTTATTGAAAACCAAAGAACCCGGAATTATCCGGGTTTTTTTATATAAGAAAGTTGGTAAATAAATTTTATCTTCGTATATTTATAAATAAAACTAGTTATAACGTAATTATTTATGGAACCAAAATTTAATTTACCTACTGAAACAGTAGATTTACCGTCCAAAGGACTTCTTTATCCTAAGGACTCTCCTCTTTCAAGCGGAAAAATAGAAATGAAGTATATGACCGCAAAGGAAGAGGACATTCTATCTAATGTAAACTATATACAAAACGGTACAGCTTTAGATAGAGTATTAAGATCTCTTATAGTTGATAAAAAAATTAACTTTAATCAATTACTTATTGGGGATAAGAATGCTATAATGATAGCAGCAAGAATACTATCTTATGGTAAAGAATATAAATTTACAGTAAGAGATGAAGAGCATTCTATAGATTTATCTAAATTAGGTAATAAAAAAATAGATTATAAACTATTAGAAAATGGAAATGAATTTGATTTTACTTTACCTAACACAGGTAATAAAATTAAATTTAAACTTTTAACTCAAGAGGATGAAAATAAAGTTCAAAGAGAAGTAGAAGGAAGAAAAAAAATAGATAAAAATAGTAATACTGAAGGATCTACAAGACTTAAGTTTATGATCACATCAGTTAATGAAAATAAAGAATCTAAAGATATTAGAGATTTTGTTGATAACTATATGTTAGCATCTGATGCAAGAGAATTTAGAAAATATTATATTACCGTCTCTCCAGACGTAGATATGATATATAAGTTTGAAAATGATAATGGAGAGGAGGAGGAAGTTGATATCCCCATCGGGATTAACTTTTTTTGGCCTGACTTCAGAATATAGAAATAATCTTTTTACACAAATCCATAATATAGTATTTCACGGTAAAGGAGGATATGACTGGCATACCGTATATAATATGCCTATATGGTTAAGAAACTTTACTTATCAGAATATTAATGAGTTTTATTTAGAACAAAAAAAAGAAAACGAAAAATACTCTAAAAAGAAACAGGTACAAGTAGCTAGACCGAACGTTAAACCAAATTATACTACAAAGGCTTCTAAATAATAGGAGCCTTAACTATTTATAAGAAATAATTCTTTTTTAAATGGCTAAAGAACGTATTATACAGACCCAAGAACAAGCAGCAGCTTTTAACGAGCTAAATAAAGCAGGAGCACAGTTCGTCGATATCATACAAGATATGAAAAACGAGCTTCAAAAGGTTACTGAACAAATTGCTGCGGGTAAGGCGGAGATGGATCAAATGACCCAAAATACGGATAAGGCCGAAAGACTTGCCCGAAAATTAGCAACTGCAGATGCTGATATGCTTGCTAGCAAAAGTAAAAGGAAATCATTTGATCAAGCTTTAACTGCTGCACTTGATGAACAAAAGAGTTTAGCTGATGAGATTAACAAATTAACAAAAGATGAAACTAAAGAAGGTAAGAGGCTTCTTAAAACTAAACAAGATCAACTTCAAATGTCTAAAGAGCTTACCGCAGAAGCTCAAAAATTCGCAAAAGAAGTTCGTAAAACAGAAAGAGCTGCTAGTGTATTTGGTGGCTTAGCAGAAATCTTTGGTGACATCCCTGTACTCGGCAAAGTCTTTGATGGTTTTGCAAAAGCTTCTAAAACTATGGCTGAATACCAAGCTAAAGGACATTCAGCTGCAAAAGGAATGGGAGCAGCATTAGGAGATATAGCTAAATTAGGACTTGCTACTATGTTTGGTATGATGATCGAAGGGATCAAAAAATTACAAGCAGGAGCAGCCGAATTAAGAAGGACATTAGCAATGGCTGGCAACGATGCAGCCAAAGCATTTAGTAGAGCAGCAAGTGCAGCTAATTCAATGGGTATGTCCATTAGTGAAGCTAGTGGCGGAATAGCAGGTTTTAATAAAGCATTAAAATCCTCAGCAGTAGTTTCTCAAGAAACTTCTAAATATGTCTTAGGTATTTCAACAAGGATGGGTCTAGGAGCTGATGCAGCTGCAGGTTTATTCAAGCATGCTGCTATGAGCGGTAAGTCATTAAAAGAGATATCAGATGAAACTTTAGGTTTTACAGCTAATTTTAACCGTGCTAATGGAGTATTCTTAAGTGGTGCAACTATATTAGAAGATGTAGCAACAGCTTCAGCAGCGACAGCATTATCAACTAAAAAATTCCCTGGAGGATTAAAGAAAGCAGCAGCAGAAGCAAGAAAATTAGGTACTGATCTAGCTAAATCAGAAGCAGCAATGAGCGGAATGCTTGATTTTGAGTCTTCTCTAACTGCAGAAATGGAAGCTGAAGTATTATTAGGTAGAGAACTTAATTTAGACAAAGCCAGAATAGCAGCACTTAATGGAGATATAGCAGGATTTAATAGAGAAATAGCTAAACAAGGTATTACAGCCGCTTCATTTGGTAAGATGAACGTATTGCAACAGCAGGCAGTTGCTGAAGCAATGGGAATGCAGAGAGATGAATTTGCAGAAAGATTAAAAGGAGAACAAGCTCAAAAATCATTAGCTGAAGAAGCAGTTAAAAACGGTCAAAAGCAAGCTAAAGAAGGAAAAACAAATGCTGAATTAGGAGCAGATCTTGCACAACAAACTATGTTTAGTGCAACAGCAGCAGAGAGATTAGATGCAGCGTTTGAAAGGATACAAATGAAATTAGCAACTATAGGTTTAAAACTATTAGAAGAGATACTTCCTTATATAGAAGCATTTTCTAATTGGGTTACCTCATCAGATACTGCAACTACGTCAATATTAGCTACTATGGGTAAAATAGCAGTATCATCAATACTTGCACCATTTAAAGCAGCATATGGTATGGTTACAAGTATAGTAAGTGGACTTAGAAAAGCTTTCGGTTTAGCTGATGATGTTACAAAATCAGCTTCTAATGCTGCTAGTACCGTAGCTGGTTCAACTTCTACTGCTGCTAGTTCAACAGCTAGTGCTGCTAAAGGTGGAGGTGGAGGTTTCTTTGGTGGAGTTAAAAGCTTTTTTGGTGGAATTGCCGAAAAAGTTTCAACCAAAGCTAGTAATTTCGTGGAAGGAGCAAAAAATTTATATAAAGATCCAGTTGGTCAGTTAAAGAAATTGCTACCAAAAGGAGGTAAAGCTATTTTTAAAATGTTAAAAAGAATACCTGTTGTTGGAACAGCTATTGAAGGAATACTTGCAACAATGGATATAAACAGGATGATAGCTGAAGGTAGTAATAAAGATGATTTATATCAGCAAATAGGTAAGAGAACTTTACAAGGTGTAGGTGGAGTTATTGGAGGTGCAGGAGCTGCAGCAATAACTACAGCATTAAGTGCTACTGGTATACCAACATTTTTATTAAATGCTTTAGCATATGCTGGCGGTGACTTTTTAGGTAGAACTCTTTTCGGGTATATTGCCGATACATTTGGAGCTAAGAGTTTAGGTAAAGGTGTAGCCTCAGTATTTGGACTAAACGAAAAAATTGATAATGCCATTGCTAATAATAAAGCTATGGATTCAGAAATTAGTGTAGAGGACTTTGTTATCAAACCTTTAAGTAAAGATACTATTACTATGGCAGGAGGTACAAAATTAGGAGGTAATGTAGAAGAATTGTTACAAGAACTAATTGCAGTAGTAAGAGAAGGAGCTACAGTTAACTTTGATAGCAGAGCAGTAGGTGAGGCACTAGTACTAGGTGCAGCAAAATATTAATTAACTATTTATATTAAACATTAAAATTTAAAATTATGAGCATATTAAAAGGATCATTAGGTTCAAATTTAGGATTAAAAGGAAATACTCCTGAAAGAAGAGCAGGTGCAAGTGTTGCTTCTCAACTTCATGTACAGGGTATTCAAAGAAAAAGCGTAAATCCAGCAGATAGCAAATTAGATTTAGATGGTAATAAACCAGATAAAACATATCTTGCTAATTTACCTAAGTAATTGATACATGGCATTAATAGACAGTTTACAACATACTACACTTAAGGACTTTCCTAAATATACTGGTAGACAACCATTTATAAGAAAAGACATTAAGAATCCTCCTGTATATAATGCGGTCAGTAAAGAAATTCAATCTAGAGGAGATGATGTAGTGAGGTTAACTAAGTTTATTGCATCAGGACCTGGTTTAAAATTCTTAGGTAACACAGCAGCATTAACTGCTATTGATAGAGGTAGATCAGCAGCACCTCCACAGAGAGATAGAGTAACCCCTACTGGGCAAGGAAGTGGTTCAACACTTGATGATGTAATCGCATTTTTTGGTGCTTTATTATCTGGAGCAGCAGTAGCGGCTGGGAATGCAGTAGCAGCAACAGCATCAACAATATCTCAAGCAGGTCTTGCTGGTACAGGAACACATCTAGTATTAGGTTTTAAAGGTAAACAGGGTTATTTAAGAAGGGTGCAAGGACATGTTATTTCATCGCAAGGAGGTGAAGTACCTATTCCGATTGATTTTGTAAGTGAATTAAGAAACGGTGATTCTAAAACCTATACACAAGATAAACTAAAATTTCCTAATAGATACAGTGCAGAAAAATTTTCTTATGAACAAGAAAGAAATGGAGTTCCTAATCCTTTAGATACTATAGCTAATGAACTTGGTATAATAGCGGCAGAAAGTGTTGGTGGTAGTGAAAGAAAGTTATACGACTTTACTAGTAGTAGTTATAAACAGATAGATGCTAAAATACAAAAAGAAAAAAGATTAGGATTACCTCAAACTGGTGGAAGAGGAAAAACCAGATATACATCTAATTATTCAGAAGCTTTAAATTTAGAAGCTTCAGATAAAATCGGAATGTTAGGTCCTCAACTAGGTGAAAATGAAGATGCAAAAGATTTTATAAAATTTAATTTTGAAGTAATCAGTCAAGATGAAGGACAACAAAATGTATTTTTATATTTTAGAGCTTATTTAGATTCTTTTTCAGACTCCTATTCAGGTACTTGGTCTGATCATACTTATTATGGTAGAGCTGAAAAATTTTATACTTATAGTGGTTTTGAAAGATCTGTTAGTTTCGGTTTCAAAGCATATGCTGATACTAGAGATGCATTAAAACCTATGTATCAAAAATTAAATTATTTAGCATCTACTACTGCTCCAACATACGATACTAATCAAAGTTTTATGAGAGGTACATTATGTAATATTACTATAGGAGATTATCTTGTATCTCAACCAGGATTCTTTTCAGCAGTAAATTATAGTTGGGAACAAGGATATCCATGGGAAATAAAATTAAAAGATAATGAACCAGTCCAACAATTACCTCATCTTTTAAATTGTGAAGTAGAATTTACTCCAATACATAAGTTTGCTCCACAAACAGGTTTATATCATTACTCTACTAATCCTAAAGAAAATAGATATTTCTCATCAGGTGCAGAAGTAAATAGTAGCGGACCTGAATTAGGTATCGCAAGAGAAGAGTTATTTGGAAGTTTTGATTTAAATACTACTAATGCATCATTAGATTTAGATGGAACAGCAGCATAATGATAGATAGATATAAAAATATAAAAAAGATTTCTACGGAAGATAATGAACAGTATTATCTTAATCCGATATACCCAGATATTCCAGAAACTGAAGAAGATATATATGTTATTACAACAGGTGGTGATAGGTATGATACTTTAGCACAACAATTTTATAAAGATAGTTCACTATGGTGGGCTATTGCATCAGCAAACACTTCTGTAAGAGATAATTTAGTAGTTAAACCAGGAGTACAGTTACGAATTCCTTTAAGCAAACAAAGAGTATTACAGCTGTATAGATCCGTAAACAGTAATAGATAATGGCTTTATTTAGCTTTTCAGGTGGAGGCGCTAAAGCAAATCAGTTTGGCGGCAATGCTTTTGGTTCAGCAGTAGATCCTAGAGTTACGAAACAACTCAGAGTTCGTAGTTTCATAAAAGCTAAAAAAAATAAAAATGATGATGAAATATCATTCTTAAATAGTAAAACAGCATGGGTAAAATTATCTTCTAGTTCAAATATTAATGGTTCACCAGATTTAGCTAAAAAAAATATATTATTTGGCGGTACTATGTTTCAAGAAGAAACAGCTTTTAGGTTAAGACAGGGTTTTGACCTTTCCAACCCAGATAAATCAGCATATACTAGAAATCCTGGAGATAAAGGAATAGTACCTTTACCTGGAATTACAAATTTCAAATACTCAGTTAAAGGAGCAGGAGTAGGTGCAACTGTAATGATAGATATAGAATTTCAAGTATATGATCTTACCCAATATGAATTATTTGAAGAACTATATCTTAAATTAGGAAGTTATCAATTAGTAGAATTTGGGAATAGCACTTTTGTAGATAACTCAGGCAATATAAGGAATGATGGTACTACAGTTGATATCTTTTTTGAAAACGATAAAACTCAAATTGAAATAGAAGATCAAATAAGAACAATTACTGAAAATTCTGATTACAATTACAAAGGAGTTTTTGCTAAAGTAGCAAATTATAATGTAGGGCTTGGTAATGACGGTGTATATACTATGAAACTTTCATTAATTGGGAAAGGTACTATACTTGAAGCATTGAAAGCAACTGGTAAACCATTACCTTTATTAGCCTCACCAGGTGGTAACGAACAGTACCAAAATGATATAAAAGCTTTAGATAACAAAACAGAATTAACTCAAGTTGAAATTCAAGCTATAAAAGATCAATATGATAATAAACTGATAGAATCATCTAAAACAGCTACCGATTTATCACCTGTTACTGATATTTTATCGATTTTTCAACAAAAAGGACAAACTCCTATTGATGCTCTGGCATTAGTTCAAGAAAAAGGATATGCATGTGAATGGGATAAAAAAAGAGATATTCCTATATTTTTGCAAAAAGCAGCTTCTAAACAAACTGAACAGCCTGAATATACTTATATTAGATTTGAAACCTGGGTAAAAATAATGAATGATACTTTACTACCTACTGGTAACAAAGGAGAAAAACTTATTAAGATGGTATATGGATATAATATATTCTCAGCATATGCAACCTATGCTAATCATTTTGCATTAGACCCTGGTATATGTATTTTACCTAAGCTACCTCAAAATGAAAATTTATATACAGCATGGAGAAAAAAAGATGTATTTGCCACAGGTACTGGTAATAATATATATGATCTTTGGCTTAACGTAAATATGTTAAAAGACACATTACAAGAGATGTATGCATCAGCAGCAGAATATACAGTAGATTTAGCTGACTACATAGATACAGTATTAGGTAAAATAAATCAAAATTTAGGAGGATTTAATGATATAAAAATATCTTACTTAGAAAAAAATAGTTCATTTGTATTTATAGACGATAAACTACATACTGCTAGAAATATAAATCGATCTGAAATACAAGTACAGGGGTTAGAATCTAATGTTGAAGAAATTAAACTAGAAACTAAAGTTACTGGTAAATTAGCTGCACAAAATGCAATTTTATCTCGTGATACTTCCGGTAAAACATCAGCAGATGGATCTATTTTAAGTTCTTTAGGTTCAGTTGTAGATAGGTTTAAAGTAAAAGTACAGGATACTACTGGTGATGCGATAGGTGAAGATGTAGAACAAGATTCTCCACCACCTGCACCCCCCGAAGAAGTAACAGAATTTGAAGAATTAATAAATAGTTTTGTAGGAGATCTTCAAAGAGATCCAAAAGATTTTGAAACCGGAACTACTAATTTTGGTAATTATGTAAGAAAAGAATTTGTTAGATTATTTGGTAAATATCCTTTTGGTAAATTACCTTTTGAGTTATCTTTAACTATGGACGGAATTGCAGGATTTAAAATGAATGAAAAGTTTAAAATATCTCCTGGATTGTTACCTTCATATTTAACAGAAAGAAGTACTTATACTATTATAGGTATATCTCATGATATAAAAGATAATAGATGGACAACATCAATTACTAGTATGCCTGGTATTTCCCAAGGCCCCTCAGGTGAAAGATTTGCAGAAATAAAAGACGAAACTCTGAATAAATCTCTTAACCCAGTTGTAGCAGAAAAAATTAACCCAGATACGAAAAACGCTTCGCAAAACGATATTTAATTATGGCATTCTATCCTAAATCAATGATTAAAAAACTTCAACCAGGTATTGACTTACTTTCTGGTAACTTTGCTGGTTTCGAAGGTTTATTTAGGAATGCTATGGAAAAACTTTTCAGAAAAGGACTAAAGTTAGACGATACTAAAGAATCACCCCCTGAAGATGGAAAAGTTCGAAATAATAGACCTACACCAGCTGATATAGTTTTACTACAAACAAGAAATAATCAAGTTATAGCATTAACTAAGGCTGATTTTGATTTAGGTAATTATTCTAATATAGTTACTGTTAGTAATTCAGTAACTGCAGATCCTGAAAAAGAACCTATTATTAAAAGACACTATTCTAGACCTTATTTAGATGATTATCAAAGAGGATTTTATGATAGATATATGTTTTTTGATATTAGAACTAAAGAAGTAATAGAAGTTAGTGAAAGAGATTATATAAAATATAGAGATTTAAGATATAAAAGAACTACTGTAATATCTTGGTATATATTAGGAGAAGCAGATGATTATCAATTGGAAGGTTATATATACCCCGGAGTAGAGAATAATAATAAAGACGTACTTTTACAAGCCGAAACTATAATACCTGGAATAACTGAATTCTTTAAAAATTATAAAGGATTTACCGAACATATACTATCTGATATATCAGAGTATGATGGAGCAGTAGAAGTAATTGAACCTTTAGAGGATCCACCACCTCCTCCTACTGAAGAAGAGATTGAGGAAGAAGAAGATTTAACTCCAACTGATTTAAAAGCAGAATTACCTGATCCTCCTAATATGGACTTATTAGACGATCTAGAATCAGGATTAATATCAGCTTCGGCAGGGTTAGATGATATAGATGAGTTAGTTGAATCAGTAGAAGCTCAACAAGATAATATTACTTCTGAATTAGAAGCTGAAATTGCAGATACTGAAGCTAGAATACAAGCTTTAGAAGATGACCAAGAAAAACAAGAAAGATTAAATGCAATTAAACTTATAATAGATGTTGAAGAAATGAATATGAGTCAGAGTATTATAAACTGGAGTTCGAAAGCTAGAAGAAAGAAAAAAAGAAGACGTTTAGATCAGGAAAGAGACGAAAAGAAAATAAAAACTCTAGTAGGAATAATATTAAACGGTACAAAACACCCAGAAATTTATACTGGTGAAGAAACTGTTATAGCAGCTAATGAAAGTTCGTTAAGATCTAGAGTTAAACTTAATTTAGTAAAATTAGGAACAGGTAAACAAAGAATAGACGCTAGATGGAGTAGAAATAACTTTGACTCTCCTGCTAATGGTTATGCTAGTTCTAAATCTGCAAAAAATGGAGTATATACAGTTACTGGAGAGCATGCCAGATTATACGATGACCCAGCACCACCAGCAACTAACCCTAATTCTGATAGTAATACTAATTATGACTCAGTAACTTTAACTTCTGAACAAAGAGATGCTGCATTAAGTGCATTAACTCCTAGGGAAAGAAACCAAATACCTAATTTAAGAACGGTAGTGGTAAATATGATGAAAGATGAAGTAATAGCAAAACAGCAGCAAGAAAAACCATTTAAAATACGTCAAGCTAGAATTAGTGTGAGAAGAAGATATGCTGCATATAAAGAAAGTAATGCTGGAAATACTGAATGGAGTAAAAGAGGAGGAGAAGAAGGAGGAGATTTTACTGAAGGAGCTACATCTGAATCATTTAGTACAAATACAGGGTCTGGTGAAGAAATGATGGCGGAAGGCACCAGTTCAACTACATCTGTAGGAAGACCAGGAAAAGAAAAAAGAAGAAGAGGTACAAGAGAAGGTGGTGGACAACCAGGAGGAGCAGCAGTACTTTCAGGTAAAGCACGAAGAGGTAGTGGTTATTAGTAATTATATTGACGGATAGTTGTTTCGTTAACTTTTTTTTACTATATTAGATTAAAATAGGTTTTAGAAATGTTTTATATAGTCGAAAGCGACCTACAGTTACAGAGATTAAGAAGTTATAAAGATAAGCCATGTTTAGTAGAGGCTATTCCTTCTAATTTTTATTTTCATCCTAAACTTACTTCAACTACAGCTTTATATATTAGACCTTTAGATTTTAGTAAAGGTTTTATAATTCCTATAGATCATGAAGAAGGTTTAAATGTAGATAAAACTCGTGTCTACGATATTTTAAAAGAATACGATAATCTATATACATCGAATAGGAAAAACTTGCTATATCACTTTAATTTACTTAATAGCAAAGATATTTCGTTAATATATTCGATGACTAAATATGATAGATTAGAATTACCTGATTATAATAGAACAATTCATTATTTTTATAATAAAAACGAAAATAATGTAAATATTAATAAAATAATTCCTATTAGTAAAATATATGAATATTATGAAAATTTATTCGAAAAAATAATAGATGTTACTAAATATGAAAAACCTTCAGGGTTTGATTTTTATAACTTTATTGCTACTAACGTATTTTACTTAATAGAACAACAAGGTTTAGGAATAATTCATAATGCTTTTGTAGATTTATTTAATCCTAGAAATCCTATTTTTAATATTAAAGATAATAAAGTACTAACATCATATAATTTATACAATGCTACATCTAGACCCACTAATTCTTATAATAGTGTTAATTTCGCTGCTATTCCTCACACTCCGAGCCATAGAAAAACCTTCACACCGCAAAACGATTACTTTGTGGAGTTTGACTTTGACGGTTATCACTTGCGGTTACTTTGCGACCAGATTAATTATCCACTTACTATAGAATCTGCTCATAAACAACTTGCTAAACACTATTTTGGTACTGAAGATATTACCGAAGAACAGTATAAAGAAGCAAAACAAATTAATTTTCATGCAATTTATGGGAAAATACCTAAAAAGCATAAAAATTTAGAAGTTTTTAAACTTATTAAAGAATTTATTGATAATTTATGGAAAATGTATGAAGAAGTAGGGGTAGTATGTGATCCTATATCGGGTAAACCCTTTACCGAAGAGTTAAAAAGAATGAATCCTGCTAAATTAATGAATTATTTAATGCAAAGTTTGGAAACCTCAAGAAATATACTTATATTAAAAGAAGTATTAAGGTTTCTTAAGGATAAAAAGACAAAAGTCGTATTATACACGTATGATTCAGTATTATTCGATTTTAGTAAAGAAGAAAAAAATATATTAGACGACCTAGAGAACGTTCTGAGCGAGGATGGTAAGTATCCAGTTAAGTTCAAGTTTTCAGAGAACCTAGTTTTATAAAAAAATATAATATTTATAACAAATGGAAAATGTTTTGGTGAAGCCGGTATTTGATTATGATATCGACATAACAAACCTAACTGGAGATATGAACAACAAGCTTTTCTGTACTTTCTCAACAGAAGCAGATTTGGAACAAAATTTAAGCCAGATCAAAGATAAGTACAAAATAATATATAACAAAATCTTTGTACTTTATTCAAAGAGCCAAGATGAATACATTTGTACCTATAATGTAGACTTTGGAAATGTCTCAGCATTCCTCGAAAATACTATTCTAGTTCATAGAAAAAAAGAAACAAACACACTTTATACTATTAATGCTCTAAATACATTAATTAAACAACTTAATGGTGGAGTATTAGATACAAACTATAAAGTAGATTGGGCTGATTATAGAAATTGTGTTTTGTTAACTAAAGGCCCGGAATTAAAAAGGATTAATACTAAACTTTTTCGTATAATAGAGTTGGATAATTAATCTTTTTTTCTTATATTAATTAAATAAGTTATAAAATAATAAAGTTATGGATTTAAAAGCTATAAAAGCTAAGCTCGGTGAGCTAAATAACTCCTCTGGAGACCGAGAAAAAAAGGACTACTCAAAGATTTTTTGGAAACCTGAAATAGGTAAACAAGTAGTTAGAATTTTACCATCGCATTTTGATCCTACATTTCCATTTAAGGAATTAAAATTCCATTATGGTGTAGGTAAATATCCTATGGTAGCATTATCGAATTTTGGTAAACAAGATCCGGTAGAAGAATTTGTTAATGAGTTAAAAAAGACGTCTGATAAAGATAACTGGTCATTAGCAGGTAAATTAACCCCTAAAACTAGAGTATTTGCTCCTGTTATAGTAAGAGGTCAAGAAGACCAAGGAGTAAGATTATGGGGATTCGGTGTAACTATCTATAAAGCGCTTCTTGCATTAGCTGAAGATGAAGATGTAGGTGATTATACAGATGTAATTAACGGTTGGGATTTAGTAGTTGAACAACAACAAGGTAATCCTTACCCTACTACTACCGTAAGAATCAAACCTAAACAAACTCCTCTATCAGATAATAATGATTTAGTGGAAACTTGGTTAAAAGAACAACCAGATCCTAATGAGGCGTTTACACAGTATGATTACGAGTTTATTAAAAAACAACTACAGAATTATCTTAACCCTAATGCTGAAGAAGTTAATACTCCTCCGGCACAACCAACTGAAACTACTAAGTCTGACTTTACATTAAGTACAGCAGGTGGTGGAAATGATAAGGTTAGCAAATTCGACGATTTATTTAACGAATAATAAGTATGGCGAAAACTAAAAAAGAAGTTATGGAAGCCGCATCTGCGGTAGTCAAGAAAAATTTTGACTTAGGTAAGTTCAAAAAGAAGAAAGGATTTTCTAATGCATCCGTAAAATTTAAAGAGCAAGGATGGATACCTTTATCTAAAGCATTCCAAGATATCACATCATTACCTGGTATACCTACTGGGCATATCACGTTATTACGTGGTCATAGTGATACTGGTAAAACTACAGCTTTAATAGAAGCTGCTGTTAGTGCTCAAAAAAGAGGAATCCTTCCTGTTTTTATTATTACTGAGATGAAGTGGTCGTGGGATCATGCAAAAGAAATGGGATTAGAATTAGAAGAAGTTACAGATAACGACGGAGATATAAAAGATTATGAAGGTTTCTTTTTATATGCTGATAGAGGTACTTTAAATACTATTGAAGACGTTGCAGCTTATATGGCTGATCTTATGGATGAGCAATCGAAAGGAAACTTACCTTATGATATTTGCTTCTTATGGGATTCGGTTGGTTCTGTACCTTGTGATCTTTCAGTTCGTTCTAATAAGAATAATAATGAATGGAACGCAGGTGCTATGTCTACTCAATTTGGTAATAATTTAAACCAAAAGATTTTACTTTCTAGAAAATTAGGTAATCCTTATACTAATACATTAGTTGCTATTAATAAAGTATGGACTCAGAAACCTGAATCACCTATGGGAATGCCGAAGTTACAAAATAAAGGTGGTATGTCTATGTGGTATGATGCTACTTTAGTAGTTACTTTTGGTAATATTACTAATCCTGGTACGTCTAAAATTAAAGCTATTAAAGACGGGCTTCAGGTAGAGTTTGCTAAAAGAACAAATGTACAAGTAGAAAAGAATCATATAGGTGGAGTACAGTCTAGAGGAAGAGTAGTAATGACTCAACATGGATTTATTCCTGACGATAAAAGAGCAATTGATAAGTATAAAAATCAATATAAAGACCATTGGTTAAAGTTAGTTGGTAGTGTAGATTTTGATCTTGTAGAAGAAGGAGATTTAGAAGAAGAAAAAATTACTACTAATTTACTAGACTAATGAGCTCTAAATATAATAATATTCTTAATAATCTTAAAGAAAAACCACCTCAAGAATTAAATGATAATATCATGGTTATTGATGCCATGAATACTTTAATCCGTAGTTTTTCATTACTAAAAGCGATGAACCCTGATGGCTATCATATTGGTGGGCTAGTGGGGTTCTTACGCTCTCTTGGATTTTTAGTAAGAACATTTGAACCTAGTAGAGTATTAATTATATGGGATGGAAAAGGAGGTTCTGCTAATCGGCAGAATATTAATCCTGATTATAAAGCTCAAAGAGCTAATACAAAAATAACACATTGGGGTCTATACGATACCAAAGCAGAAGAAACAGAAGCATTAATAGGTCAGTTAAATAGATTAAGAGACTACCTTGATTGCTTACCAGTTCAACAAATTATGATGGAGAAACTGGAAGCGGATGATATTATGGCTTATATAGGTAAGCAAGCTTCTATTTCTAATGTAAAAAAATTAACTATTGTTTCTTCAGATAAGGATTTTATGCAGTTAGTAGACGATACTGTAGAAGTATATGCACCTATAAAAAAGACTCTTTATACAAAAGAAAATATTAAAGATGCTTTACAAGTTGTACCTGAAAATTATAATTTAGTTAAAGCATTATTAGGTGATAATTCAGATAATTTAAAAGGAGTAAAAGGGTTAGGTATAAAAACTATAATATCGGAATTTCCTAAGGTAGTTAGTGATCCTAATACTGATTTAAATTATGTATTTGAAGTATGTGAAAAAAATATAGAAGGTAAAAAAATATTTTCAAAAATTATTAATGAATGGACTAAAGTTGAAAATAATTTTGAAATTATGAATTTACACGAAACAGTGTTGGATGATAAAGAAAAAAATCATATATTAGAAGTAATGAAAGGTCCAATACCTGATCTTCAAGCAGGAGCATTTCTTCATTTATTAGATAATGATAAAATAGAAGGAATTACTAAGAATACAGAAGGTTGGTTAGAAACCTTTAGAAAATTAACAGTTTATAAAAGATAGGTTATATGACATTACAGAAATTATCAGCATACGGTAAAGGATTTCAAATAAAAGTACTAGGAGCGTTACTTACCCAGAAAGATTTCTTAATAAATGTTAGAGATACCTTAAAATCTGAATATTTTGATACTGATACTCATAAATGGGTAGTTGATAAAGTATTAAAGTATTTTGATAAATATAATACTACCATTACTATGGATGTTCTTAAAGCAGAACTTCAAAAAGTAGATAATGACGTATTAATGACAGCTTTAAAAGAAGAGTTAAGAAACTCATATGCTGCATCACAAGAAGATTTAGACTACGTTGAAGAAGAATTTACTTCTTTCTGTAGAAATCAGGAAATGAAATCTGCTATTTTAGATTCTGCTGACTTACTTAAAAGTGGCGACTTTGATGGTATAAGAAACCTAGTTGAAAAGGCTATAAAAGCCGGTATGGATAAAAGTATTGGTCATGAATATAATAAAGATATTGAATCACGTTATCGTGTTGACTACCGTCCTACTATTCCTACTCCTTGGCCTATCCTTAATAATGGTATCCAAGGTGGGTTCGGTCCTGGGGATTTGGGTATCGTTTTTGGTAGCCCTGGTGGCGGTAAAAGTTGGACTATGGTTGCTATTGCCGCTCATGCTGTTCAGCTTGGGTACAAGGTTAATTATTATACTTTGGAACTCGGAGAAGATTATGTAGGAAAACGTTTTGACTGTTATTTTACAGGATATGGGATAGAAGAAGTAAATAATCATCGTAAGGATGTAGAAACTCATATAGATAACCTTAAAGGTAAGTTGATTGTAAAAGAATATGCTCCTAAACAAGCTAGCATTAGTACGATTAAAGCTCATATACAAAGATGTATGGATTTAGAGCATAAACCTGATTTAGTAATAATCGATTATGTTGATTATTTAAAAGCACCATCTAGAGGAAAATATAGTGAAAGAAAAGATGAAATAGATGATAGTTTTATTGCTGCAAAAGGATTAGCAAAAGAACTTAATATACCTATCCTTACTCCTTCTCAGGTAAATAGAATGGGAGCAAGAGATAGTATAATTGAAGGTGATAAAGCAGCCGGATCATATGATAAAATGATGGTTGCAGATATTTGTATATCGCTTTCAAGAATGAAAGAAGATAAAGTACTAGGTACAGGCCGTTTTCATATAATGAAAAATCGTTACGGACAAGACGGTATGACCTATAATATTAAAATGAATACTAACAACGGACATATTGAGATTGAAGGTAAAACAGACTTGGATGAATTAGTGAAAGATGATGATTCTCCTAACTTTAATCTTTCACCAGAAAAAATGGCAGATTTATTTGGAAAAACCTAAATATATATGCTATTTATTCTAGATCTCCTACGTACTTGAGGAGATTTTGCTGTCTATAATTATATAAAAATTAAATTTATGAGTTTAACGAAGGAAAGAATAGTTTATAAACCGTTTGAATATCCAAAAGCTTTCGATTATTGGATGAAACAACAACAAGCACACTGGTTACATACTGAGGTACCTATGGCTCAGGACGTTACCGATTGGAAATCATCTTTAACAGATTCTGAAAAGAACTTAGTAGGAGCTATTCTTAAAGGTTTTGCTCAAACTGAAACCGTAGTAAATGATTATTGGACAGGATTAGTTACTAAGTGGTTTAGAAAACCAGAAGTTATTGCAATGGCTACTACTTTTGGAGCATTTGAAACTATTCATGCTGAAGCTTATTCATTATTAAATGAGCAGTTAGGTTTAGATGACTTTGCTGAATTTTTAGAAGATGAAGCTACAATGAATAAAATAGAAGCTTTAATGGAAGTAAGAGATTCTCACGACGGTAAACCTAATTGGAAAGAAAGAGCTAAATCATTAGCTATTTTTTCTGCGTTTACAGAAGGAGTTAATTTATTTTCTTCTTTTGCGGTTCTTCTATCGTTTAAAATGAGAAATAAACTTAAAGGTATTGGACAAATAGTAGAATGGTCTGTAAGAGATGAATCACTACACTCAGATGCAGGCTGTTGGTTATTTAGGACTTTGATGAAAGAACATCCTGAATTTAAAACAAAAAAATTACAAAAAGAAATAGCAGAAGCTGCTGAACTTGCTTTAAAATTAGAATTTGATTTCATTGACAAAGTATTTGAATTAGGAGATTTAGAAAATCTTACTAAGGACGAATTGAAAAATTTTATTAAACATAGAGTTAATACCAAAATGAGTGACTTAGGATTAGAACCTATAGTTCCTTCTTCAGAAATAGATAAAGGAGCGTTAAAAACTATGAAATGGTTTGATGCAGTAATTGCAGGTAAACAACAAACTGATTTCTTTGCTAATAGAGTTACTAATTACTCAAAAGGAACTGTAGATTGGTCTAACGCATTTTAAATTATTAATTAATGTCTTATATAAGCGATATTTCCCAGTGGGAAAAAGGCAAAGATTATCCTGATTGGATGACCGAGGTTTCTTTAGCTACTATTTCTAAAGGTTACTTACTACCTGATGAAACCCCTAGATTAGCATACAAAAGAGTTGCTAATAGAGTTGCACAAAGATTAGATAGACCAGATTTAGCTAATAAATTTTTTAGATATATGTGGAAAGGGTGGTTAAACCTTGCTTCCCCAGTATTATCTAATACCGGTACTGATAGAGGATTACCAATTAGTTGTTTTGGTATAGATACTCCAGATTCTATTAGAGGAATAGGATTAACAAACGCAGAATTGATGAGATTAACTTCTCTAGGTGGAGGAGTTGGTATAGGACTATCAAAAATTAGAGGTAGAGGAGCAAATATTGGAGGACATCAAAATTTAGGTAATTCTGAAGGTGTAGTACCTTGGGCTAAAATATATGATTCTACTATAATTGCTACTAATCAAGGAGCAGTTAGAAGAGGTGCAGCATCTGTTAATCTAGATATAAATCACCCAGATATTGATGAGTTTTTACAAATAAGAAGACCCAAAGGAGATCCTAATAGACAATGTTTAAATTTACATCAATGCGTAGTAGTTGATGACGAATTTATGCAAAAACTTGAAAGAAATAATACAGAAGCAAGAGATTTATGGATACAAATTCTTAAATCTAGAATGGAAACTGGGGAGCCATATATAATGTTTAAAGATAATGTAAATAATGCTAATCCTCCTGCATATGTAAAGAACAATTTAGATGTGACTATGACTAATATATGCTCAGAAATCACTTTATATACTGATGAAGAACATTCATTTATATGTTGTTTATCTTCTTTAAATTTAGCTAAATATGATGAATGGAAGAATACTGATTTAGTAGAAACTAGTGTATATTTTCTTGATGGGGTAATGGAAGAATTTTTAAATAAAACTTCTGGTAGAGAATCATTAGTTAGAGCGCATAGATCTGCTAAAAAAGGTAGAGCTATTGGTTTAGGAGTATTAGGATGGCAAACATTTTTACAACAAAAAAGAATTCCTTTTGTTTCTATAGAAGCTACTTCATGGACTCATAAGATATTTTCTCAAATAAAAAATCAAGCAGATACTGCTTCTAGAAAATTAGCAGATGAATATGGTGAACCTGTATGGTGTAGAGGAACAGGTATGAGAAATACTCACGTTTTAGCAATAGCACCTACAGTTTCTAACTCTACCATTACAGGTGGAATATCTGCCGGTATTGAACCTTTACCTGCTAACGTATATACTTTTAATTCAGCTAAAGGTACTTTTATAAGGAAGAATCCTGCTTTAGAGCAATATTTAGAAGAAAAAGGAGCAAATACAGATGAAGTATGGGATCAAATAATGAAAGATAGAGGTTCAGTAGCTAATTTACCTGATAGTATTTGTCCTAATGGAGATAAAAAGATATTTCTTACTTTTTCAGAAATAAATCAATTAGGTTTAGTAGAACAAGCAGCTGCTAGACAAAAATATATAGATCAAACTCAATCATTAAATTTAGCATTTGATCCTAATGATAGTCCAAAGTTTATTAATTTAGTACATCAAACTGCTTGGAAGTTAGGAATAAAAACCTTATATTATTTAAGAACAGATTCTGTAATCAATGGAGATATTGGTTCAAGAACATCTGAAGATTGTTTAAGTTGTGATGGTTAAGTAAAGTTACATGAGAGAAAATTATATTTTTATTAATATAGCAAGTTATAGAGATCCAGAATTGATACCTACTATAGAAGATGCTATAGATAAAGCTAAATATCCAGAAAGATTAGTTTTTGGTATATGTCATCAACGTAGTGAAGATGATAAATGGGATAACTTAGAGAAGTATGAAGACGATGAAAGATTTAGAGTCATCGATATGGATTATAAAGATGCTAAAGGAGTATGTTATGCAAGAGCTGAAATACAAAAATTATGGGAAGATGAACAATTTACTTTACAGCTAGATTCTCATCATAGATTTATTAAGCATTGGGATGCAGAACTTATTAATACGTTTTTCGATTGTGTCAAAGCAGGTTATCAAAAACCATTAATTACTTCTTATATACCTTCTTATGATCCTAAAAATGATCCTAAAGGAAGAGTTGAAGAACCATGGTATTTAACATTTGATAGATTTGCACCTGAAGGACCATTACATACTAGACCTCATACAATAGATAATTACAAAGAATGCAGTTTACCTATACCTGCTAGGTTCTTCTCAGCTCACTTTGCTTTTACTATGGGTGAGTTTAATAGAGAAGTACTATATGATCCTTCTTTATATTTTCATGGAGAAGAAATTACTATGGCAGTAAGAGCATATACTCATGGTTATGATTTACTATCACCACATAAAGTTTTTGCATGGCATCATTATGGAAGAGACTTTGATAAAAAGCACTGGGGAGATCATAAAAATTTTAATGAAAGAGATCAATTATCTTTTGCTAGAGTAAGAATGTTATTGAGTATAGGAAGAGTAAAATGTAGACCATGCCAATTGAAGCAATTAAAACCATATGCTTTTGGTAAAGAAAGAAAATTTACAGACTATGAAAGATATGCTGGAATAGATTTTAGTAGTAAAAAATTACAAGGATATACCCTTAAACATAAAACCCCTCCTAATCCACCCCCAGGTGAAGGTGAAGAGTGGTCACAAACATTATTAAGTTATCAAAAATTTTGTGTAGATCTTCATAGAAGTCATTTTAAATATGATGATTATATTTTTTGCGTTGTCTCATTTGAAGGAGAAGAACCAGATGATGTAATATTTAGAGAAGATTTACCTAAAGAAGAACTAGATAGGTTATTAGCTGAAACTCCTTCAGATAATTTTATTCATATATGGAAAGAGTTTTACGGGCCAATGCCTACTAAAGTAGTAATATGGCCTAATTCTAAAAAACACGGATATGTCGATCGATACGAGCACAGATTTGATGCAAGCTAAAATATTTGTTCATCTCCCAGCATATAGAGAACCTGAACTAATACCGACTATAGAGGATGCTCTTAAACAAGCAAGTAATCCTAAAAGAATAATCTTTGGTATATGTAGACAGTTTCATCCTGACGATAAATTTGATAATTTAGATAAATATAGAAAAGATAAAAGATTTAAAATTTATGATATGCCTCATGAAGAAGCAAAAGGACTACCTTATGCTAGAGCAATTATAAATGAAGAATTATTGGAAAAAGAAGATTATGTTTTACAGCTAGATTCTCATCATAGATTTATTAAAAACTGGGATAAAGAGCTTATAGACATGCATTCTAACCTGGAAAAAGACGGATATAAACCACTTTTAACAGGGTACCTACCAGAATATAAGCCTTTCGATGAACCACATGGTAGAACCAAAGAACCTTGGATGACTAGATTTAATAGTTTTTATCCTCATGGTACTATTTTTATTCAACCTACATTATTAAGAGATTGGAAAAATAAGAAAAAACCTGTACCTGCTAGATTTTGTTCTGGTCATTTTTGTTTTGGAAGAAATAAATGGGCTAAAGAAATAAAACATGACACTGATATATGGTTTGCAGGAGAAGAATTAAATTTAACTGTCAGAAGTTATACTCATGGATATGATTTATTTCACCCGCATAAAATAATAATATGGCATGCTACTATGAGGGAAGAAAGACAAGGAATATTAGCATGGGATGATCAACATAAAAGAGGTGATAATTCTTGGTTTACTCAACAAGATATTGGAAGAGCAAAAATAAGACAGTTATTAAGAACTGAAAATAATGGATTTGATCTTACAGGATACGATTTAGGTAAGGTAAGATCGTTAAGAGATTATGAAAAATATGCTGGTATTAATTTTAAATTAAGAGCAGTTCAAGAATATACTGCACATGATAACTTACCTCCTAATCCTATAATATTAGATGAGCAAAAATGGTTAGATTCTTTTATGAGATCAACTTACCATTTAGTACATATAACACCAGATGATCTACCTGAAAAAGATTATAATTTTATACTAGTAGCATTTGATGATGAAAAAGGAGAAAATATAGACAGTCAATATATTGAAAAAGAAGAAATAGAAGAGTTCTTTACTTTAGGTAAACCTATACACTTCGAAAAAGCAATATTAAGTGCTAAAACCCCAGCAAGAGTAGTATATTGGGGTCATAGTGAAAAACGAGGTTGGGCAGAAAGAAAAGAAGTAAATTTATTAGATGATTAATTTAGCATTATACGGTTCTCATAATGCAGCTCTTGCTGTAGAAATAGATGGTAAAGTTGTTTTAGTAACTGAACTTGAAAGGATTGTTAATGAAAAAAATCAAGGTCTTTCTCAATATAAAACTTTTAAAGCTGATGATATTCTATTTTATAGTAAGTTTTTATCTAAATGGGTTTGTGATAAATTTAATGTAAGTGAATTCGATAATGTATTATATCAAAATACTGATGTAAATATAGGAGAAGAAAAGTTTCATTTAGAAAAAGATTTTCCTGCTAAAACTTATATACATTGTAAACATCATCATTCGCATGCTGCCGGTGCATTTTACCAATCACCTTACGATAAAGCATTAATTTTTTCTTTCGATGGAGGAGGTAACGATGGATGTTTTAATATTTATCTTGCTAAAAGAGGTAAGGAATTACAGTTATTAAAACAAATAACACATCCTGCTAGTACTTCGCCTCATGAATATTTAGATTTAGGACTACCTTACATGTTATTCGGACATTATTTAGGTGAAATAAGACAAGAAATAGACGTATCAGCTGGTAACCTAACCTATCCAGGAAAGATGATGGGATTAGCATCATATGGTAATGTTAGAGAAGAATGGTTGGAACCTCTAACTAAATTCTTCTTAACTCAGATGAACGGATTAACTTATGAAAAACCATTAGCAATTTTAGGTGATGAAATTGGATTAGTTTTCGATAGTAAAAATAGAATTAATGGTAAAGACGGTCAAGATTTAGCAGCATCTGTACAAAAAGCATGGGAAGAAGTATTTTTATCTTATGCAAAACCTTTTATGAAGGATTGGCCTGATTATCCGATTTTAATAACTGGAGGATGTGCATTAAATATTATTTTAAATACAAGAATTAAAGAAGAATTCAATAAAGAAGTTTTCATAGGACCAAATCCTAACGATTGCGGGTTAGCAGCAGGAATGCTATTAAATAATATAAAACCAGATGAACCAGCTGATTTAACTTACTCAGGACTAAAATTATTAGATATTGATACTATATCAGAATATATTCAAAATGCTCATTACTGCGTAAGTAGTTTTTTAGATAACGATAAATTAGTAGATGATTTAGTAAAAGGTAAAATAGTAGGAGTAGCAAGAGGAAGATCAGAACACGGACCTAGAGCTTTAGGCAATAGGAGTGTATTATGTAATCCTCAAATACCTAATATGAAAGATATACTTAACGCAAAAGTTAAAGGTAGAGAATACTATAGACCGTTTGCACCCGTAGTTAGATTAGAAGATGTAAATAAGTATTTTGAATTTGAAGGAGAAGCTAGATGGATGTCTTTTTGTCCTAAAGTAAGAAAAGAATACAGAGATAAATTATCTGAAATAACACATATCGATGGAACAGCAAGAGTTCAAACTATAACATCTGAACAAAATCCATGGTTATATGAAATATTAACTAAAATGGATAAAGAAACAGGTATTGGTGTTTTATTAAATACTTCTTTTAATGTTGCTGGTAAACCAATATTAAATACAGTAAGAGATGCATTTGATATATTTTGGAGAAAAGAGTTAGATGCATTAATAATAGAAGATTATTACTTTAGAAAACGCGAATCAGTATGACATTATTAACTAAAGAATATCGTAAATCTGTAGATCCTTATTTAGATGAAGTACTATTAAAATGGGGGACAGATAAAGTTTGGAGTGAGTACCATTTAACATATGGTGAACTGTATAAGGATTCTAGATTTGAAGTTAAGAGAGTATTAGAAGTAGGTATCGGAAGCTTTGAAAAAGTACCGGATAACTTTGCCGGTATACACACAATGTACCCTCATTATAAACAAGGAGGTTCCTTAAGAGCTTGGAGAGATTATTTTCCTAATGCAATAATACATGGTATTGATATTGGTACCGATTGTTTATTTGACGAAGAAAGATTAAAAACATTTATATTTGATTCAACAGATTGGAAACAATGCCATATAAATTTAGAAGGTTTTGAATATGATATAATTATTGATGATGGAAGCCATCTTTCATTAAGTCAATTATTAACTTTTAAAAACTTAGTACAATATCTCAAAAAAGGAGGAAGGTACTTCATAGAAGATCTTGGAGGGTCTCCTGGTTACCTAGTTGGAGAAAATACTTATTATAAACCTGAACTTATAAATGGTATATTTGAACCAGAATTAAAGAAAACAGCGAAACAGTATAATTTAAGTGTAGTTGAAGGCAAATATCACCCAGTAATAATAGAATAGAAGATGAGTAGATCAAATGTAACAATAGTATCCGGGTTATGGGATATTGGTAGAAAAGATAGAGGTTTCGAAGAAATCTATATACCTAGATTTAAAGAGTTTTTAGAAATGGATGCTAATCTTATTCTATTTTTACCAGAATACTTACATGATATAGTATGGGAAGTTAGAGATATTAAAAATACTCAGGTAGTTACTTTAGATTTAGAAGGAATTAGACATAATTATTTTGCTCCTCATTGGGATAAATGTCAAGGAATTAGAAATAGCGAGGAATGGATTAATATCACAGGAAAACATGGTTGGTTAACTAAATCACCTCAACGTTCCTATGAATATTATAATCCTATAGTAATGTCTAAGATGTTTTTACTTCACGACGCATCTATATACAATACTTTTGAAACTGAGTTTTTCTTTTGGGTTGATGCAGGTTTAACTATGACTGTAGATAAAAGATTATTAACTAGAGCAGATATAATAGAAAAATTTACTGAATATGCTAATCCATTCTTATTTTTATCATTTCCTTATCAAAACCAAGATGAACTTCACGGTTTTAAAGCAGATTTACTAAAA